ATAAACATATTAGGATTGAAAACACTGTTTTAAAAAATTGGGACAGGATAAGATTTGCAAATGATATAGACAGAGATTACGTAAGTCAAGTTATTTCTTACATTGAAGGAGAAGAGCCAGACGACGCCCCGGATTCTCTAAGTGGATTAATTCGAGTTCTTACAATTGTAAAGAAGAAATCTTTTTTTGTAAAATAGGAAAAAAAAATTTCTTGACAAATACTAACCATCCGTTAACTAGTTAAATTTGTATTATGAATAGTAAAATAAAATTTATTTTTACAATTGCTAGTCCCGAGACAAGGCAGCCAGTTCAAAAAAACCAGAAGTATACAAAAATTGACAAAGGAAAGAAATTTCTTTGCGGGGTAATTTCGGGACAGCAAGTTGATGCTCATGGCGATAGAATGAGTGAGAATGCTATCAACGGCATGATAGAGCAATCCAAAACAAAAGATATTTTGCTTTACGTTAACCATGGTAAAGATTTTACAAATGATATCGGAATTTTAAGGTCTATACAAAAATTAAGTAATGGGGACTTATACGCAGAATTTGAATTGTTCGATAATGAAGAAGCAAACAAAGTTTGGCTTCAAGCAAATGGTCTCCCTCCTTACAAGAATCCAAAAGAGTTTGGGTTTTCAGTTGAGGGATTTGTCCCTGAGGAAAAAATTTCTTTCACTTCAAGTGGAAGAATTATTGACTACATAGAGTTAGACCCAGGCGTCTCATTAGTAAGCAAGCCAGCTTACACTCCTTCAATCGTGCAAGCAATAGAAAAAAGTTTCCGAAAAAATGAAATAAATTATTTCGAGAAACAAATTACTGCGGAAAAGCTTAGAAATAAAGATTTTATTGAAAACTTAGAAGAAATTGAAAATGCAATGTCCAAAGCAGAAGATGAAATCCTTACAAATGAGACTATGGATATTGTGCAAAAGGAATCATTTTTACGTGCGGCTTATAGTTCATATGTGGAAAAAAAAATTAATTTATTCAAGGAAATTAATTTTTTATATCCGAAAGAAGTTATTTCTGAGGATGAAGATGAGCTATTGGAAAATCTAATTGATGTTGGTACATTGCAATTGGATTCCCCTACAACTGAAGAGCAGTTGCAAGGTTCTCAAGATGTATCAAGTAATATAACGGAGGACAATAAAACAATGAAGGAAAAAATTCAAGAAATTATTAACATGTTGCAAGAAATTCTTGACAGTGAAAACCAAGAAGCTGCAGCTTTAGAGCAAGTGTCAAATTCAATTACTGAAGCTAAGTCAAAAAATTCTTTCTCTTTAATCAAATCAAATCAAATCAAAAGAATAAAAGCTTTAAAACAAATTATTGCCAAGTCTGAAGATTTGAAAGAAAACATTGAAGAAGAAGAAGCAAAAAAACAAGATGAAGAAGAAGAGAAAGAAATTAAGAGCATTCTTGACGTTGAGTCAGATGAAGAAAGTGCTGATTCAGACGAAAGCGGTGTCATTGACACTGAAGAAGTGTTAAGTGAGCAAGACTCTGAATTACAAGAAGAGCTGCTTAAGTCACTTGGCTTTAGTCAAGATATTGCAAAAACAATTGTAAAATTAAATAAATCAAAAAACCAAAGTAACGAAAAAAGTAGTAAAAAATTTTCTTCTAAATCTATTCTGCTAGCTAAAGAGCTTGCGAATAGTAAGAAAGAAATTATGCAGTTAAAAAAAATGTTGACAAACTTAAACACTCAAAATCAAACAAGTGTTCAAGTTCAAAAAGGCTTTAATTCAAACTTAGGTCAACGTTACACGATGGAAGATGTGCAAAAAATCTTAAATGGTGAAAAAGTCAATAAAAACTTGACTGGTACTGTTAGTGATAATTCAGTTCAATTTATTTCTTCAATCTTTGGAGGTATGCAATGAAAAAAATTTTTGACTTAAATAAATTAAAGTTACAAAAAGCTTTAACGTCAGGCAACACTTCTGGTGGTGCTTTAGTACCTCAAGATTTAGAAAAAATTATTACTAATACAGTACAAAGACTAACACCAGAGATTAATATAATCAAGCCAACAAAAGTTGAATCTAAAACTCACGAATTCAATAAATTATTGAGCTTGGGACAAATTGGAGCTCCAGTTGGAGAGAATGCAGTTACTCATACAAGAAGTTCAAACTTTCAACGAGCTAGCGTAAACCTCAAAATTATTAGAAGAAAAGGTGCGGTAACTTCATTCCTTCAAGACAGTTCAGAGTCAGCATATGATGCCAAGGCGATTGAGTTTGAAAATTCTTTAAGAGCTCATTCTTTGGATTTAATTAACTCAATTGTTTTTGGAAATGCAAATGCAAATGCTTATGACTTTGACGGCTGGTATACATTGATCGAGACAAATATCTTGAATGGATTTTCAGGAGGTAATCCATCTACTCCGCCAGGTACAGATTTGAAATTTCTTGACGACATGATCGATGCTTCAAATCGAAATGGTGGACTAGGACATGAGAGATATTTTGTTATGACTCCAGAAATGTTGTCTCTTGTATCTAGAAGGTTAACAAATGTTACGCAGTTTCAAAACAGACCTGGAGCTTTAGCAACTACAGAAATTTCTGGAGGTTGGCGATTATTAACATATCGTGATATTCCAATATTGGAATCAACTCTTATGGGCGGTCGAGGTGTTACTGCTGCTGATTCTGTTGGTACTGTTGTTGCTGGTTCTCCTTCTATAACTGGGGGTAACTTAACAGATGATACGTATTACGGAAGACTTGTAGCTATTACTCAATTTGGGGAAACTATACCAAGTCCACAATTCAATATAACGTTATCTGGTGGTGGATCTAGTCAAAAATTTATTATTTCCTGGACTGATGTGCCAAATGCATATTACTATAAGTTATACTTAGGTAATAGTCCAACTTCAGTAACATTGAAGAGAATATTCTCTGCTTATACTTATGATTCTGCTGGTACAATCTCTGGACGAGTAACCAGCTTTGAGGTTACTTCTTTAACTCCAGGAAGTGAAGTCCCAACGAATAAGCAAAGTGAAATTCCTGCTTTGCAAGTCTCTGGGGTAAATCCAGAAAATATTTTATTGATTGATACTCACAAGTATGAAGGGCTAGGAAAGTTTGCTTATGTTCACAGTACTGGAAATAGAGTTGATGGACTTATCTCCATTCAGCCACTAGCACAAACAGACGATAAAGAAGAATTTCTTGTGAAAACTTATGGAGCAATTGTTCCAGCATATGAGAAGACTTCTGTGTGGTATAGGGGGTTGAGAGTTGAGTAGTACGCAAAAAAATATTTCCAATGATAAAGAAAAAATTTCCAGTGGTAAAAATAATCTCGGGAAATTTTTGGAAAGTCCCTTTAATGTTCAAGATGGTAAATTATTTTTTTACAAGGATGGCAAAGAGGATTCTTTGGATATAACTTCAAATACTGTTTGCACAAGTGATGAAAAAATAATTTATTTACTACTTAAAGAGGGCTGGAAGGTTGTAGAAAAAAATTGATAAGATAATGAGGTTAACAAATGGCAAGTATAGAAGAAAGTATTTTAAACTATATAAATTCTTTTAATTTGCCATTTGTTAAAAAATTATCAACTCATGAAATAATTTCTGTAAATCAAGTAAGTTCAAGTGTTACGGAAGTAACTATTCAAAACATACCTCAAATAATACATAACAATTGTTACGTATACATTGATTCAGGTGTTATATCTGGATTTCACAAAGTAAATAATTTTACTAAAATAATTTCTCCTCCTTCTTGTAAGATTCAATTTGATTTTAGTAATGCGGATGTTCTCCAGGATTTCGGGAATGCTACAATTGTAGAGATTGAATATGACCTATTCAGTAATTCAATAAATCAATCAATAAGTTATATTGAGAGCTTGCTTGGATATTCTATAAGTTCAATTACAGAAATTATTGAATATCATTCAGGGCAAGGGACAAATGAGATATTATTAGATAGAAAGAATGTTATAGATATAGTGGAAGTATCATTTTCAAGTGATAGTAATTTTTTGACAAACAATCAAATCATAGATTCAAGTAAATATTTTTTGACTAAATTTGATGTAGTTAAATTAGTTGGAAAAAATTATTTATTTCCAATCGGGAAAAATAATATAAAAGTAAAATACACTTGCGGATATAACAGCATAAACGAGATTCCAATTGATTTAAAACTTGCTATAATTTATTTATCGGTATATAATTTATTGAGTTATCAAGTTGGAATTGAAGGCGGTGGTTCTTCTCTATCCGTTGAAGGCTATTCACAGTCATTTGGGGCAGAAGGAAAATATACAGAGATAAGAAAAGATTTATTTCGCAAAGCAAAAAATTTACTAAAAAAATATATTACAGGAGTTGTTGGATGGTAACTAGCTTATCTGCTTTGCAGAATGTAAAAACAATTGTAAACGCATATGGCGATTATGTTAGTTTACTTAAAATTCCTGAAAGTAACTTAGATAGAGATAACTTTAATAACATTTCTTACTCTAATTCAAATATTGAGATTAAGATAAAAAGCTTTCCAATTAGATTTTCTCCAACTCAAAAAATTCTTGAATCTACAGGGATTAGAGAGCAAGTTGACGCAATTTTTTATTTCTCTTCTACTGATTTTGAAGAGGCTATTTCAAAAGTTGGAGAAATAGATGTTATAAGATGGAAATTAATTTATGATAACATTTCTTACAATATAAAAGAAAAAAATTATTATTCACAATTTGGAAATAAATTTCTTTACGTGGTTTTGGGGGTAAATAAAGCATGAAGAATTTACGTTCAATTGCACAAAGGCTTAGATACTTTCCAAAATTTGTTCAAGAATTAAAAATACAAGCTTCAAAAACTCATTTGATTAATCTAAAAAAAACAATTGTAGATGGACTGCTAAAAGCAAATCTTGTAAGTCCTCCACTTAAGCCAAAGACGATAGAGACAAAAAAAAGACAAGGAAAGCCGAGAATAAAAACTCCTTTGATTGGATGGGGCTTATCTGTCGATAATTCAATGATTAACGGTCTAAAAATTATTAACAAAGGAAAAAAATTTTTTTTAACTCCAGTCGGTAATCATTACAGCGGAGAAAGTCAAAAATTAATTTGGGCAGTCCATGAATTTGGAGCAATTGTAAAAAATGCTTTTGGAAAAAATATTACTGTTAGAATACCTCCACGTTTACCGTTAAGAAGAGGTAAACAAAGGTATTTAAAAAGCGAAATGAAAGAAAAGATAAACAAAGATATAGTAAACAATATTAGGGAATTCATAAAAGATAACAAGAATAAAATTATTGACATAAGTAAAAAATTTGGTGAGAAATGAAACAAGTTATTGATAATCTTACTTCTCTTTCAGGATGGACTTCTTCTTCTGGAGCAAACATCACATTAACTGATTGGAAAGAATTTTCTGCATCAAATTTGGATAAGCAATTCCTTGTTACAATGAATAAAAATAGCTTCATTGAGAAAGTTTTTTCTCCAACAATTGCATTAAAATATAAGCAAATTAGATTCAACGCAATTGCAAAAATAGATAATTATAAAAATTCAATAAAAAGTGTGAATGACATTTATTTAAGAATATTATTTTTCGATGGATTTATTTTTGAAGAATTCGTTGTTCCAGTAACTAAGAATTTTGAGCCAATAACATTTAAGTTAAAGAATATAAATAATTTATCAAAGATAAAAATAATTGCGGATAAATATATTCAATTTTTTATTTCGGAAATTATTTGTTATGAGGATAAGGGACTTTTTGATTTGGTCTATGGAATAAAAAATGAAATTGAATCATTGAATGAATACAATAAAGATTCATCAATTGGGTTTGTTACATGTCAAGCTGGAAGTAAAGAAATTATTGTCTCAAATCCAAAGCATTTGGAAAAATATTTATGCGTGAAAATAGGGAATGAAATTCATCAAATAAATAATATATTGGGAAATAAAATAACTTTTTTACAAACATTTAATGGAGAAACTATTTTAAATAATTATACAAATCAAGAAATTTTTGTCCATATTCCTGTTTACTTCAATCCTGTAGACATCGAGTCTTCAATTCCTGGCATTTCAATTTCAAACAATTGTACGATTGAGAGGGTTGGTTATGAGAATCTATCATTTGAGTTAGATTCAATTTCTCCTGATATAGAGTCTGTTAGATTTGTAAAAACTGGTAATACATTCAAGTATGATCTAATTATAGAAGGAGTTTGGAGAAAAAATTTTACTTCTCAAATTGTAATAAATTTATTAAAAAAATTTATAAATTTAAAAAGCATTATTTGGGTTAATGGGAATAAATGCGAGATAACAGATAAGCAAATAAATGTAATTGATTTCAGCAATGAAAGTTTTTTTTATTCAAAAGCTAATTTAAGTTTAGAAATTATTTATACGGAAGAAACATTTGAAAGCGAAATTGTAGACAAGCAAAATTTGGAAATTAATTTATTAACTGAGTCAATAATTTAATTAAGGAGGAAATAATTTTATGACAACATTAAGAAGACAAGGAGTTTTTGGATATAACTTACCCCCACAAGTAGGAAATGTAGTACAGCCTGCACAATTTAACATAGTTGGGATGGTTGGAAGGTTCTCAAGAGGAATTGATCAAACAATTGAGATAAATCAAGTTTCAGAGATTGATGTAAAACTTGGAGATTACAAAGAAGGCTATCTTGGTAGATATGTCCTTGAGTCAATTTTTTCCAACTTGAATGGAAATAGTTGTAAAGTAATTGTTAGACCATTCGTCTCATCTACTGCAGTTCAATCATATAAGAATGTAAAAGACGCAAACAACAATAACACTATAAAAATTAAAGCATGTTATAAAAAAATTTCTGACAAATCATTAGATGGAAATAAAACAGGATTTACAATAGAAAAAGGAAATAGATTTACAACAAAAACTACTGCAGCTGCAAGTACTGGAGATACAGAAATTTCTTTACAAAGCGTTATTGGTGTTCGCACAGGTGACGTTCTCGAAATCGGTACTCAATTTGTGAAAGTTATTTCCATTGATGAAGGAAATAAAAAATGTACTATTACTGCATTATCTAGTAGCGTCGCAATTGATACAATTGTAAACGTCAAAGGCTTTAAAGTTGTAACATATCGAAAAAATAGAAATGGAATTCCTATTAAGTTAAATATTCCTGAAAATGATGTTTGGATTACAATGGAGCCAGAGAATACCGAGTTCTATTGTCAAAAAGTTTTTGAAAATCATCCGTACTTAGATATAGAAGATTTAAATAGTTCAAGTACTTTATATAGTTCTTTTCCAGAAGACACTACAGAAATAAATTTTTTAGAAAATGGTTCCGATGGAGGTTCTCCTACAATTGCAGATTGGAATAATTTATTGACTAGCTTTGATAATACAAATGTAAGATTTTTATTCAATTCTGAAAGTAATGAGAAAGAAGTTAATGTCTTTGGAGAAAATTATTGCCAAAGTAGACTTGATACTCCCATCTGGATTTATCACATTCAGAAAAATCTTTCCAAAGAGCAATTAATTTCTCTTGGAAATTTCTACCAAAGAAGTAATCAAGTTCAAGGAATTATTGTAAGTTCCTATCGAAAAGTTTTTGACCCAATCGGAGTTGGTTCAAATCCAAGCTTAAGTATTCCAGTATGCGGTGCAATTGCTGGATTATTTGTTCGTTCATTTTATTCATTTGGTTTTCATCGTGTTCCTGCTGGAGATGATCTACCAATTTTGGGATTTCTTTCAGAAAAAACTACTGAAGATGAATTCAGCGAAGATGATCGTACTGATATATGTCAAGCTGGAGTAAATATAGTTCAGTACATACAAGGCAGAGGATTAATCAATAGAAGTGCTTATACTCCAAGTACAAATACTGGAGCTTTGTTTATAAATTATTTAGTGATGCAAAATTTTATAAAAATTTCTTCTGTTGAATCATTATATAAAGTAGAAAATAGACCAAATAAACTTTCATTACTAAAAACTTATGCGGATTCAATAAAAGATTTCGGAAAGAAATTATATGACGGTTCATTTCCTTTTGGGATTGATAGCAATGGTGCGTTTGGTCAATTTTTTAAATCGGATGGTTCGGTTAGTACATTTGAAGATGTCTTCATTGTGCAAGCTGACCAATTCAATAACACTAACTCACAGCTTGCAATTGGAGAAGGTAATATTTTTGTTCGGTTCTTCCCTCCAGCTCCATTGACAAGCTTAGCAATCGGTGTTGGTGTAGTGATACCATTATAAAAAATTATGAAATAAATTATTGAAGTAAATAAATTATTGTAGGAGGAAATAAATTTATGCAAAGACAAGCAATAAGTGATAGAAGAATTGTATTAATTAATGGAGAGCAAATCGGCGGATTGTTAACTGTATCAGAAACAGGAATTGAGAATCCCCCAATTGAAGTTCCAGAAAATGGATATACTAGACTAATTCAATCAAGTAACAAAAAAATAAAACAATTGGACTTAAGTTACTTAGTTAAAAGAGACAGTCCAACTTTGAAATATTTTTTTGACTGGTTCAAAAGTGGGTCATTTGCTAGAGACGTTGTAATGTACTTCACAGATGCGTCAGGCGAAATACTTAACGCAAAACATCGTTCTGTTTTTGGCGATTGCGAATTAGGTAATTTAATAGAGCCAGCTTTTGATGAAGGTTCAGTTCAAAAAGCAATATTAACAGTCTCACTATATCCATACAGTTATGAGAAGGTCTTTCTATGATTCTACCAATTCCATTCGATAGAGAAATTGAAGTAAAAAAAATTTCTACAAATACAGTACTTGACGTTTACGATGAAGCGAAAAATGGAAATATATTTAACGCAATGCAATCGTTCCTTCTTGGTTGCATTACTATTGATGGAAAGAAGCCATCTATTTCGGAAATAAAAAATTTCCCACTCGTAAACGTTGAGTTTCTTATAGTAGAAAGCTTTAAAAAATTTGGACTTCCTACAAAAGTAGAGAGTGTTTACATTTGTCCACGCCAAGGTTGCGGCAGTCAAATAATTTTTGAAGAAAAAAATGGTATAGATAATAGAATAGATATTTCAGAGTTGAAAATAAATTATTGCGATGAAGAAAATTATTTACATGAATTTGATATAAATCATAGAATAAACAGTGAAATAATTATTGATAAGATGTTCTTTAGAGATATTACAATTGGGGACATGATTGAAGTATCGAAAGAAAAGAAATCTACTAAGCAAATGTTAAATGATGTATTTTTTAAATGTTTGGAAGAAATTTCTTTCTACAGTGAAAATCCAAGTATTTCTTCAACTAATATAAAAAATAGATATAGAGCAGAATTATTTAATTTTGAAAATTACAGTGATTCAATTAGATTACAAAAATTATTTCGTAAATTTGGTTATAATTTGTATAAAGAAATTTCTTGCAGCAATTGTGGAAAACAATGGAAGCAAGCAATAGATTTTACGGGTTTTTTCGTTTACGCTCTGAGCTGCATTGCAGAGATGAGCTAGGCAATGTAGCTTGGAGCAAAGCAGGAAATTTTTTGGAGATTGTTGGTCATGGTTTACAATTTATTGACTTTAACAAAAAAATATTTCATAAAGAAATTTTTTCCATTTTTGATATTACAAATGGAGGGATAACATACAATAATTTATTGGATATGAATTTTGACGATTACGAAGAAATCCTTGAAGAAACTATTAGGATACAGAAGGAAATAAAAAATAAACTTGAAAATATAAATGAATAAAAAAGAGGAAAAACATGGAAGAAATTGGCATTGAGATAAGCTTGTTTTCAGAGAATGCAGAGAAGAAAGCATCCAATTTATCAAATGCTTTTTCTTCCTTGAATACAATTGTAGATAAGTCAAAAAATTTTTTTAAAAATGTATCAAGTTCCATTTCATCAATTATACCAACGCAAGAAAAATTTATTTCCAAATTAAAAGAAAATCAAGAAATTATTAAACAAACTTCATCAAGTGCTATTGATTTTGCAAAGGGTATTTTGTTTGCTAACTTTGCGACTGGGTTATACAATAAAGCAATGGGGCAAATGCCAGAAGTGAATCAAGCTTTTTCAGACATTGGGAATATTATATTTTCAAACTTTTTTAAACCTTTAAAAGACCAAGTTGTCCCAATATTACAAGCAGTTGTGGGATTTGTTAAAAAAAATAAGGAAATATTTGTAATGTTTGGAAATGTTGTTGGAAATATTTTTCGTGCAATTGTTGGAGTTGTGAAACAATTATTTGACTCCGTGAAAAAAATTATTAAAAATGTATTTGGCGTTGCTGGTAATGACATAAAAGGAGCAGCAACAAAATTATCTGAATTTTTAAACTTCATCGTGTTAAAAATTTCTTTCATATTAACATTTGTAATGGTTCTTCTTGAGCCAGTCCTTGAAGCAATTGCAAAAGGGATAAAATACGTATTCCAAGAAATCGCAATGCCAATTTTAAATAAGTTCGGAGAAGCAATTTCTTTTGTAGCACAATTGTTTGAAAATCCCAAAAAAGCAATTGATGAATTCGGAATATTAGTTCAAATGTTGGCCACTGGTGGAATTGCATTATTAACAGTTGGACTTGTTGCGTTAGGAAAGATATTTCTTGCCAGTTTAATTCCTGCGATTGTTTCTGCTACTACTTCTATTATAGCATTCTCCACGGCACTATTAGCTAATCCAATTACTCTTATAATAGCTAGCTTAGTTGCTTTGGTTGGTGCTATATTGCTTGTATACAAGAATTGGGATAAGATAAAAAATTTTTTTACAAGTACAATAAATGAAATAAGAGAATATTTTAATAGTTTAAGTAATAAAATTATTGAATTTGTAAATAATATATTTCCAATAAATGAAGCAATAAATTCAGTTAAACAAGTTTGGCAAGATTTAGTTTCAAAATTCCAAGAAGGTATAAATTTTATTTCCAATTTAATAAATAATATTGTAGAAAAAATTTTTTCTTTAGTAGACAAATTTAAATCAATTGGATCTTTAGTCGGAAATTTATTTTCGGGAAATACAAATGTAAATGTTGAGAATATATCAAACCAAAAAAACGTAAAAAATATTCAAGAAAAATTTTCTCCATCGGAAAAAACAAATGGGGAAATAACGAGGACTTCTGCAAATGTAAAACAAGAGAATAATATAGATAATAAATTTACATTCAACATAACAGGGGACAATCCGCAAGAAATTGCCAAAGAAGTAGAAAAGAAAATAAAATCAAGTAACGAAAGCTTGAAAAAACAATTCAATAAATTTGCACCAGCTAAGGGGTTGTTGTAGGCAATGAAAAATTTTTCCATAAAGCAAGTAAAACTTCGAGATAAGAATTTACCATGGTTTTTATTTATAAAAGATTTTAATATCCTCATAACAAGTCCCACTATACCAACGAATATAACGGATAGTAAAAAAATTATTTATGCTGAAACTCCTGTAATTGGAAGAAATTATAAACCAAAAATAGGAGTAAGAAATGAGAATAGAATAATTTCTTTCTCGTTGCCAATAATTAATAGAAAGAGTATATTAGGAAATTCAAATATACTTAAAGCATTTGAGATATTAAGAAATGCAGATAATCCTACTATTTCATCTATTATATCTAGTAAAAAAATTTCTTTCACTGGCGTTCCGAAAGTTATATATTCTTGGGGTATGCATTCTGCACCACTTGAGTATTTTGTAAACAAATGTGATTTCGAGCATAATGCTACTTTAACTAATTCAAAAGGAATGAGCCAATATACAATTGTAAATTTAGAGCTTGAATTAGATGAAAATTCTTTACTATATAAAGCAGAAAAAATTTCCAGAGTTATTCAAGCAAGACTTGGAATAAAAGATTCAGTAAGTCAATTAATTTCCAAAGGTAGGCCTTATTAATATGCTTGAATGGTTAGATGTTAAAGAAGAAGTTTTCTTAAATCCAAATGGGGTAAAAACAAGTGTAAAAATTATTTATCCATTTAAAAAGTCAAAAAATTTTTATTTAGTTGATTGTAAAAATAGAGATTTAGATTTAATAGCTTTTGAAGAAATGGGTTCAGAAGCAGAAGTTCTAAACATAATCCAAAACAATTGTGAAAATCTCATGGATTATGATTTTGATTTAAGCAAGATAGAAAAAATTTATATACCACTGGAGTAAAAAAATTGTTGTCATTATTAAATACAAGTTCTATAACTCCATTTTTTGAAGTAGAAGTTTATCCCACATTGAATGATTTAATTATTGAAAGAAATAGAATTCAAAATTTTTCTGACGGTTTAAGTGAGTTCACAAGCATAACAATAACAGAGAAAGAGAAAGAATCACCCACTGCAAATGTAAATCTCATTGATAACACTGGGACATTTGATGTAGTTCTCAATAAGTATAGCTGTTTATTCCTTATTACTTTTGGTTTAAAATCATCAATAAATTATTTAATAAATTTATTTCCAGACGATAGCATTACCGGAGAGCTAAAAAGAGTAATGATTTTTTCTCTCATAAATAAGCAAGTAAGCTGTTCTGATGGGCTAGTTTCTTACACATTTGGGCTTAAAGGTACTTCTGCTGGAGTAAATAAAGATAAAAATTATTTCTCAGGGACTATAAAAGACGCATTGTTTGATACTGCAAAAGACTTAGGAATTGAAAGTCAAAATATTATTATTGACTTTCCAGAAATGAATGAAAAACTTAGTAGAAAAAATTTCTTGAGTAGAGTAGGAAAGACAAATATCTTCTTCATTAATGAAGTAGCGACTAAATACAATTGCTTAGTGATATATAACACTAACTTTGATAGAAATCCTCTTATGTTGTACATAATTTCTTTCCAAAATTTGGAAAAATATAATTTATCGGCTGAAAGAGGTTTAAAAGGTAATTATCATTATCTAGATTATTCTCTAGATGAATCATGCAATTGTATTTCTATTGATTTTGATTGCAATAATGGGGTTGGTCAAACTTTCGGGGAAGGTTCTCAAGTAATAGTTGATCAATCTACTGGAGAAGTTAAAGTTCAAGAATTAAATCCAGAAAATGACAACGTTACTGTTTACGTTCTTAACAAAGAAAAAATAAGAAAAGAAGTTGCAGGAAAGCCGATCGGCGAAGCTTCAAGAAGAGTTACACAAATTATTTCCAGCAATTTTGAGACCGATTGGGAAAAATTAAAAAATGAGTATTTTATAAAAACTCGCACTAGTACTGTTTCAAACGTTAACGGGGCTGGCTATACTGCTAAGTGCAAAGTTGTCCCAAATCCACTTTATCAAATTGGGGATAAAATATTTCTTGGAGCTTCTGAAAATAGCTTGGTTCCTCCAACGTTTCGGTCAAAAATTTCTTTCGGAAAGGAAACTGGCATTTGGAGAATTGTTGGAATTGAGCAAACAATCTCTTCTGATAGTTATGAGATGACGTTAGAGATAATGAGGTAAGATTATGAAAGAAATTTTTTCCGACGATATTATAAGCGTTGTAAATAGAATTATAGACGATAGAATAAAATATTTACAAAGATATATTGGGATAGTGAAAGAAATTTTTGACGATGGATTAGTAAAAGTAGCTATTCCAGAGCTTGGAATAAAAGAAAGCAATACAAATGCTTTTATCTTTGCAAAGCAAGGAAATAAATTTTATAGTTCATTTGTCCCAAGAGTAAACGACAAAGTAGAAATATACTTTAAAGAAAATACAATTGAGAGTGCAAGTTATTCATGCTTACCTTTTCAAAAATTAGAAAAAGCTAATAAAGATAGCTATGTAATATTTGAGAAGTCAAATAATATTTTTTTCTTATTTGATTTTGGAAATAATTTATTTAATATGAAAATAAATGATTTGGAAATAAAAATAAAAGAAAATGAAGTTAAAATAAAGAATGGAAATAATTATTTGAAATTTACACCAAGTAAGCTGGAAATAAATTTCGGAATAAATAATACTATAATAGACTCAACGGAGGTAAAAAGCAATCAAATAAGCGATTCAATTAGTTCTTTGGATACTGTAAGAAATAATTTACAAACACTTACAAATCAATTTAATGCGTTGAAAAATGCATATGATGTACATACTCACACATATGTATCACCAGCTATACCGTCAAGTCCAGCACCTACTTCTCCACCTAATTGAGGAAATAAATTATGAATGAGTTACAGGAAAGCTTTTCTTTTAATCTTATATCAAATTACGGTAAAAAAATAAATGACGAAATAAGATTTGAAGTTTTACTTCATGCACTTACTCCAAAAAAATCTACTTCATATTATAGACAATTTGGGAGCAATCTACATAAGATTGATGAAAGACCACTCACAATTGAAAACTCAATTGAGATAGCTATTGACTTAGTAGAATCAATACAATTGTACAATGAGAATATAGTAAGTAAAGATGAAAGACGTGTGTCAATTAATTTCCAAGATATAAGTTTTGAATTAAATGAAAAATTAGGAAAATTAAATTGCAGTTTCTCATATATTTCTTTAAATAATTTATTTACGGAGGAAATAAAATTATGAGTATTAATTATTCTACTAGAGATTTTTTAACGTTAATTTCTGAAATAAATAATGATCAAGTTTTAAAAGAGCAGCCAATGTTTTTTAAAACTTTCATTGCTGGAATTTTTGATGTGTTGAATAATACTCTGAATGCCTGCATGAATGCAATTACTCCTAGCAATTGGTATTCTCGTACAATTGCACAGGACATTCTACAATTGCTTGATTATAGCTTATCCTGGAAGCAAACAAGTAGAGTAAATCTTCAAGTAACAATAGATCCAAGTGCAACCGCAAGTAGCAGTTACACAATATCAAAAAATAATTTAATTTTTTCTACTCAAGAAACGACTGCAAAAAAGAAAAAAATTTTTGAGGCAAGAAATAATTTGACTTTCTCTATTGGGACTTCTGTTTCTTCAATTGAGGTATTCCAGCAAGAAACTAAACCTACACAAATAATTAGTAAAACTAATGGTAGTAGTTTTCAGAGAATAGATCTACCAGAAAAAGATATAATTAAAGAAACATTGATTGTTACAATAGATTCAGTTCAATATGAGTTAGTAGAGACATTTGCTTATTCAAGTGCAAACGACAAACATTATAAGCTATATTATAGAAATGATGGTACTTCATTTATTGAGCTTGGAGGAATCGATAATGTAACGAATAATCAATTTGGATTTATACCAGCTGCTGGATTAGATGTATATGTTTCTTTTGCGGTTGGCGGAGGAAGTGATTCAAATGTAGAAGCTAATACAATTGTTGAGTATCTTGGAAATGATCCATACTTTGTATCATGCATAAATTTATTTCCTGCAAGAGGAGGAAAAAATGAAGAAACATTACTTAACGCATCGAAAATAGCACCAATAAGAGCAAGAAGCTGTGAATATTTAATCAATGAATCAAGTGCAATTGCTTTAGCTAAGAGCTTTCAAGATGTTTATTTAGCTAGTGCAAAAAAATCGGGATTGTTGGAAATAAATTGTTGGATTATCCCAATTGGCGGAGGAAATCCAAGTTCGAGTTTAAAAAATCAAGTGAAAGAATTTTTGGAAAAAAGAAGTTTACTTGAAGAAGTTAACGTAAATGTATTAAATCCAAATTATTTAAATATTGACGTTCACGTAAAAATAAAACCAAAACTAAATACAAATGTAAATAATATAATTAGATACTCAAAATTAATAATTTGTCAAAGAATTTCTGAAAATGGGGAGTACGTGAAAGAAATTTATTTATCAAGTGGGATTGAGTCAGCAATAAGTGAAATAAATTATTTATACAATAGCTTAACAGGTATTACTTATAATTCAAATGATTATGTAGAAGCTGAAAAAATTATTTCCAATACGAGAAATACTGAATTTGGAAGAAATTTCTTGATAAATGACATAGTTAGTTCATTAGCACAATTGGAAGCAATAGATTATGTAGAAGTTGTCCAGCCGAGTAATGATATTACGTTGACGGACGGTTACATTACGACACTTAATTCATTGAATGTAGAAATTATATGAAAGAAATTGATGTAAGAAAATTTTTTCCTGATATTATAGAGAAATACAATAAAGACGGATGGAAAGAATTTCTTGATTTTATGCAAGAAATTTCCAATTATTATTTGGAAAAAATAAATGGAGTAAAATATTTTTTTAACGCAGAAAAAACTAAACTACCAATCGAAACAGCAAAATTTCTTGGAGCTTACATAAACGATTTAAATACAATTGTAGAAGTAAAAGAAAAAATTTCCAAATCAATATATATTCATAAAAACTTATCAAATTTTGAGCTAGTTATAAAGCCAATATTGGATAAGATAATGAATCAAGACACTCAATTAGTCAAAGGAAATTTATTTAATTATTTATTTCAAGTTGAAATTTCTTTCATTGATGGAGGGTCTTTGATTGAAGAAATATCTATGACTACTGAGCAAAAACCAAAAGGCGTTGTCTTGATTGATTTAAAAGTATTTCCTACTCCTGCACAAAAGAAAAAAATTATTGAAGAAGTAAAAAATTTAATTCCAATTTATTTTAGTGTGTATATAGGAGTAGCAACAATTTCTTCAGGTTCTCAATTTATTATTGACAATATATCATTGATTGATTATCCATTCTTAATAGAGCAAACAACTAGCGGATGGAGTTATTTTAGCGTAGATCAATTGTAATTATAAGGAGAAAAAATATGCCAGTAAATTCAAGAGACCAAATCAAATATAGCACAATAGTAAACGATATAAATGAAATAAATACTAGTTTAAATGGATCAGGAGAGCCACTTTCTTTTTTGGGGTCACCTAACACTTTGAGAAAAATTTACTCAGAAATTTATGGACTAAGAAAAATATTAGGAGAACCTAATAGAAGAAAAAATTGTCAAAAATTTAATGGCAATGATATTTTATTGACTGGGACATTCTCAACTTCTGGGATAACAATAACAGGGTCAGGCACTCAATTTCTTTCTGAATTATCTCAAGGGGACTTGATTAGAAGTCATATTGGAGAATATAGAGAAATCGCAAATGTAATATCTGATACGTCTGCAGAATTATATGAATCATTCAGTGTTAACGTTCCTGCAGGTACACAATTGTATAGATTGCAATTTCTTTCAGAAAGATTGGAAGAATTTCAAAATAGTAATGTTAGTTTGGGTTATTGCAATCCCATAATTTCAGTTTATCAATCTTTTCCAAAAATATTAAGATTAGAAAGAAATTCCATAGTAAAAGTAAATAAAAAAATGATAGTAACTGATTCATTATTAACAATTGATTTTAACTTAACTACAAATGTGTTTAGTAGTGATGGAGTTACTCCAATTGCATCAAATTCAGAAACACAAAATAAACATTTGTATGTATTACTAACTGATTCAGGACAATTGCAAGCAATGATAATCCCAGATAGCGAGATGGCTGGAAGTAGTCATTCATACGTATCAAATCCGAAATTACTTATTGACTATTATAGCAATACTCCACAAATTTTTAGTATACAAAAAAATGGTTATTACAAAAACAACAAAAGAGTAATTGCAACAATAAGACTTAATTCTAGTAATGAGATAGAATTTTTTTATTGTTTGGGAAATGGCCATAGGTTTAAAGATGTAGAAAACATTCCAATTGGAAATATATTTACCGAAACAAGATGGAAAAGAGAGCATCCATCTTGTTACATACCAGATGGCTCAACTGTTACTAATATGAGTACAGAAGCACCTGTTTTATTTAGAATATTGTCAACAAATATTTTACCAAATTGGAATGATAGATTTGGTAGAAATATTATAACGTCAAGCGGTAGAAATATAAGAGATACACAAGAAGATGCGTTTCAAGGACATTATCATTCAATTGTGCATAATCCGTTAATCAATCATAATTATGGGGTTCAGGTTTGGGGGTATGGTAATTATGGATCACATTATCTTCAAGGTGCTGGAAATTCAATCAATAATTTTGTCACTAACGCAGTGAATGACGGAGTAAATGGAGTCCCAAGAATAGCAAATGAGACTAGACCTAAGAATTTTGCTTTAATGTATCAAATAGTTAGAGGATAAAGGAGGAAATAAATTTATGATTTGGTATGGATATGATCAATTAACGAAAGAATTTACAAATGAGTTTGAAGGAATTCCTGAAAGGTTATATTATTCAGCTACTACAAAAAAGCCACCAGTAATAAAAGAAAATCAAAAAATTATTTTTGACGAGAAAAAAGATAAATGGCAAATTCTTTCATTGAAAGAATACACTCAATATCTTATTGATATTGGTCAAAAAAAAATTGAGTCAAATCAAAAAATTTCTGAAAATGGAGAAATAGTCCCTAAAACAGAAAAAGAGCTTTTGCAAGATGGATTAATTACAATTGATTCAATTAGACAAAATAAGATAAATGAAGTAAATAGTAATGCAAGGAAATTAATTATTTCTGGATTCTATAGCAGTGCATTAGGAGAACCTTATATTTATCCAAGTGAAGAGCAAGACCAAATAAATTTAATTGGGCTTGTTTCTTCTGGAATTGATAGCGTTTTCAAATGCAAGAAAAATCTTTCCGATAATTGGGAGTATAAAAATCATACAAAAGCACAATTAAAACAATTGCTGCAAGATGGGGCAAATTACAAAAGAACTATATTAGTACTTGCTAATGAAAGAAAAAATGAAATAAACAATTGTAAAACATATGAAGATCTTGAAAAAATTTCTACTATTATTGATTTGAATGAGTTATAAACGCAATGGAATTAAATACAGAAGTATTAAAAGCTGTTGGAAATTTATTGTCAAATAATTTATTCAATATATTATTTTCATTGGGTACTATTTTTGGTGGTTTAAAATTATTCATTTGGATAAATAGTATGAAGATAGTATCCATGATAAGAATTTATTTTAATAGAAAAAAATTTTTTCAGCATAAAGTTTTTTACTTAATAGATGATATAATAAAAAATCCAGTATTAGTGAACTCAATTGTAAATGTAGGAAGGAAAGAAATTGCAAAAAAAGTACTTATATTACAATTGAAATCAATAAAAATACTGTTAAAAAATTATTTAAAATACGTCATAAGAATAAATAATTTATTTTCAATCAATAATTTTTCCAGTGAGTCTATAGTTAGCTTATTACGAGATGAATACTTAAGACATATTGATCTTCTTGGAGATAAGCTTAGAATAGTATTAATCAAGCATATGTCCGAGCAGGACTTCAATAAATTTATGGCCGTATATGAAGAAGAAATGTATATTTATGAGACTTTATTAGTTGAGTTTTTAGAAGTTCTAAGTAGTAAAAAAAATATTTACGAAACTTTATGGTTTATTTTAAATAGCTTTGAAGCAATTGTAGAAACTGAATATAAGACGATCGGGAATAGATTTAATTTGTTAAATGGTAGATTAACAGGTATAACTTACAAAGGTTATAGTTTATAAATTATTGAATAATGGAGGAAATAAATGAATGATAATTTAAAACAAAAACTTGATTACAGATATGAGAGAATTGGAGAAATAAGTTATTGGGTAATGCTAATATTTACAATAGTCCTAATTGCAGTTGCTACAATCGGGACTGCAATTGTAAGAAAAGGACTTGGGACAGAAATAAATTTAGTTTCTTCTGATATTTTAAATTTTTTTGAAAAAGTGCTTTGGGTTTTTGTTTTGCCTGTGAGCATAAAAATTGGGGGAGAAACTTTTACAAAAACAATTTTGGCTTGGAGAGGAATTTCAAATTTGGAAACAAATGAAAATAGAAATGAAGAAACAAATGCTTTGGAAATGCAAAGGACTCATGAAGAATTTTACAAAAAGAAATCAAGAAATTAATTGACTATTGTAGCTTATAATTTATTTACTTTAGGAATAAAAAATAATCTTGAATAAATTTTTTATATTTTATTTCATAAAAAAAAATATTTTTATTAAATTCGAAGATATGTAATTTATTTTCGAAATCATAAATATCTTTTTTATAAAAAATATTTCCAAATTCAAAAAAACTAAGATTGTAATTATAATAAACATAAATCTTTTTTAGTTCAGGATCTTCTCCTGAATTGAATATCAATCCGCCATTTAAATATATTGGTTCTTTTTCGAATTTATCTAAAATTTTTGAGCAACTTTTTTTTACTTGCTCAATTTGTTTGTGATCTAATTTTACTTTTTTCATTCTTTATCTCCTTTTATATTATAATTTAAGACCAAAAAAAAAGTCAAACATTTGGGAAACTATAAAAAAGTGCATTTTTGATTATAAATTATAAAACTCTTTGTCTTTAATGATTTACTGTGGTCTATAATTTATTTACTCAATTTTTTATTTCTTTCTATAGTTTTACTTGTATCAAGTATAAAGTAAAAAATTATAAATTCTATTTGTTTAATATTTTAAAATGTTATTTATGAAGAAAGCAAATATCAAGGACGCATAAGATTAATAGACTTTTACAGTGGTTACTTCTTAATCGTGTATTAGCTTTGTCTTTTTTTTTGCTGTGATATGATTGATTATTCTTTTTTGTAAAACTAGCTTGTATATTTTTTTCGGCTAACTTAAAAGTTAGCCTTTTTCTTGTTCTTGCTCCCACAGTTTTTCTGCATACAAAGAGTAAGCGTCTTTTCTTGATATTTTTATTCCTGAATAATTCAATAAGGAATAAAATTCAACGTGCCTATTCTTTTTGAATAGGCCGTTTTTTCTTTTTATTGAATTCAGTAAATAGTGGTTTGAATTTAAAAATTCTTCTGCTTGCTTTATTGCAAGCAGTCTTCTTTCCTCTCTTTTTTTAATGGAGACTTCTCTTGCTTTTTCTAGGTTCTCTCTTCTGGCATAAATGCCATTAGAGATTTTTTCAAATTCATTTTTCAAAGTTTGAATTTGAGATGGAGTAAATTCTCCATCTTTTTCCAAAATCTCAGATATTTCTTCCGCCGCATAGGAAATCTCCCATGCGATGTCTAGGGGATCTACTTCCCCTAGAACATTCTTTTTGGTGTGGTCGCTGATGCGGATGTCTTCGCTGCAAAACATCAGATGAACGTACACAGAATTTGTACTATGTGACTCAGTGACAAATACGCAGTCACTGAGTCCTGCTTTTTCGAATGCTTTCTCAAGCCTATTTTTTAAACTGCTCATTTCTCACTCCTTATATTTTTACTATAGATCAAAACTCAAAAAAAGTCAATCACTTTTTTTTATTTTTTTTAAAAAAAATTAAAAAAAATCTATATTAAAAACTAAATAAAATTCTTAAAAAATATGGAGAAATCGCAATGCATATATCACTGATTTTTTGCGTTTTTTTTGTGGTTTCGGGGGATTTTTCTAAATTTTTATTTTTTTATAATACCGATTTAGACAAAAAAAAGCCAAACATTTTTTCATTTTTAAAAAAAAGGTTAAATAAACTGAAAAAAAATAAAAAAAAATCCGTGTAAAGACACTGGAAAAACAAAAAAAGTCCCTGTGAGTATCGAAAAAATAAATTTGGAAATTCAAAAAATCCCTAAAAATTAAGAAAAATCACTGTATATATATAAGGTCTTTTTTGCGATTTTTAGGGGTTTTTTTATTGGGAATTTACAGTATTTCTCAATAAGATTTTGTAAATTTTTTATTGATTTTTTTTAAATAACTTGACAAAAATTTCTCTTCATTAGAACCTGGATAGAGAAGCACAATCCCCTTTAGCTTAGTCGGTAGAGCAAATGACTGTTAATCATTGGGTCGCTGGTTCGATCCCAGCAGGGGGAGAGTGCTTTTTTTATTTCCCTCTAAAAGTTGACAGTTTTTCTTTTAATGAAATTTTTTACTCATGAAGTTTTCCTTATTTTTTTTAGTTTTTTTAGTTTGTTTTGCTCACTGTAGTAAATCCCAAGAGGACACTTCTGTGAATGAAAAACCTGTAGTTGAAACTTCTAAACCAGTTATTTTATTTTTTGGAGATAGTTTAACAGAAGGTCTAGGTTTAGCCTCTAGGGAAGAAAGTTATCCTTCTATTATAGGACAAATGCTCTAAGGAAAAAAAACTAGACTTGGAAATAAAAAAATGTTAGTTTTTTTTGGTTTTCGGGACAAAAATGTACTTCAGCTCACATGAACAGCCGATCGTCTCACTTGCTGGTAATCTTACGTCGTGTGGAGAATATGCTAGATGTCCGTTAACATTGAACTGCTCATTCAATAAGATTGCTCTGCTATTATGAAGCTTTGTATGTGACTCTCTTGGATTTTTTGATAAGCTTTTATTTTGAATCCATTTCTTTTTTATCAAAAAATTATTTTTTACTTCATTACTAATTCTCTTAACGTATTCATGTCTTATGTTATTAATAACAAATCTACTCTCTGTAACTGCTATATTTCTTACATTATTTGGAACTTTAAATTTTTTATTTCTTTCTGTGTAGTTTTGGAATGTTTCAATAATTTTTTTCTGTAATTTTTTTTGTATGTTTTTATTTACATATCCTCTTTTGGTCGTTATATTCTCTGATAATAGAGTTTGCTTAATATCATTTTTTAATAAGTCTCTTATGGTCTTTGTCAATAATTTTCCTTTTTCAGCTGCTTTTATTATCGTTGGACTTTTGTTTATGACTTCTTTTACGGGGGGTAATACAATTGTTTTTTCTACATTTCTTTTTGGCATTGACGTTTTTAAGTTTAGAAAAAATTTTTTTTTGTCTGCTTTTAAAACATTGCTTGAGATTTTTGCATAATTCTCTGCTATTATATTGGAAATAAGTTTTTCATATTTCTTACCTTTCCAGGAGTCACTATATTTTTTTGACAAACGCTCTTTTCTTCTTGCTATATCATATGAAGTTTCGTATTTATTTTTTGCTTTTTGCACTCGTTTTAAATTATTATTTGAATTCTCTACAATTGTAATTTCTTCAGCTTTATCATCGCTTACATTCTCATCTATTATTTGTCTAATATTTATTTCGTTGCTTGAGTCACTAATCAATAATTTATCGATTTCTATTTCAAGCTCTTCAATTGACATTTGTTTTTGTACTGCTGTGTCTATTAGCTCAAGAACGTCATTCCTAATAATAATAAAAACGTCGTGTAAATCATTTTCCATTTCGTTTATCAAGGAAAGAAATTTTTTCTGCTTTAATTTTGAGTTAACTATCATTTTTTTATTTCTTATTTTTTAGTGAATTATTTATTTGCTCAAAAATTTGTTGACTTTGCTGCTCTGGAGTAATTCCTGCTGGCATGTCCATTTCTGGTAGCTCTATTGGATCTAAGCTTAAGTCACTTACTCTAATCTCGTTAGGCGTCATGAGTCCACTTTCTTTCTTAAGCTTTGCTACTTCTATTTGCTCCATAACAGACAATGACTCAGAGAACTCAAAGAAATAATTTCTTCCAAAAAAATCAGGAATAATCTCATAATTGAATAGTCCTTCAATTGTTTGATAAAGTGGCCTAACTCCACGTGAATTATCACTTCTCTCTTGTGCTTCACTTGTACTTCTTCCACTAGTGCCTGAAGAACCAGTCTCATTGATTTCAAGATTTGATGCGTTATACACTAACGCAATAAATTTTAGAATTTGATCTTGTCTTGCCATTTGGCTTGCGTAGATATCTGACTTAGATAAGTCTACAAGCATTGGCTGTCCATACCCAGTCAACGTTGCAATTGCTCCATCGTGTACAGGTCTATTTAACTTGAATTCAATTCTTCTTTGCTCTTCTCTATTGATATTGTCAACGTCCATGTCTTCGAATCCAGTACTTCTATCCCCGAAAACAATTAATTTACTGGGTGGCTGAAAGTTATCTGCTTTGTCTCTTGAATCATTTTCAAAAAAAATATATTCAGTTATTAAATTAATTATTGAATCAAGTGGCTTGACTCCATGCGAGATAGAACTATTGGGCATATATTGTGCATAAGCTATTTCGTTTGGATAAAATAATTCAAATTGGTTGTCAATAATTTGTAGATATAATTCAGTGCCACCAACAAATTTATCACGTACGGGCTCAACTGAGCCTCCAGGAAGTACATAAATTTTTTTACTAAGAAAAGCTTTGTAAATGCTAACTGAACCATGAATCAACAAGTCCTGAACGATCATCTTAAATATATCGTTTGATTGAAGTCCCTCGCTGGGATTTGCAATAAATTCTTCTATCTCTGAAGACTTATCTGCAATTGCACTCATTAGTTGCTTTGATTTTCTATATATCGAATTTTCAAAATTTGATAAATCGGGCTTTAAATCTGGTAATTCTTTGAACAAGATTTCTGATAATTTTAAACGAAAAAATTTACTATTTTCCAAATCTTCATATTCTTTAATTAAAGAAAAAAATGACCTAAGATTGTAAATATATTTATCAATATTTTTTTTCTTCGGTACTACATGCCACTCAGTCGCTGATACTTTATTTGCTCTGGACGTAACTATCCCAAAAATCGGCGCACATTTTGTATAAATGTTTATGCAGTCCATGGGGTCTAGCTGACTGAAGTTTACTTGAATGTTAACAGGGATATTTAATCCCATTTTGTCTCTTGCTAGAACTTGGACTATGTCCGATAAGCTATACACTTGATAAGCAGAATTTCTTTTTTTCTTTTCTCCACTCAATGGAGAAGAAAAATAACCATTGCTATTTTGTGGCTGTGTTTTTTGTAAAAATTTTTTTATTTTCTCAAAAAATTTCATAGTAAAAATTTTATTGATATAAATAAAAAGTCAATATTAAAAAAATGCTTGACATAAATTTTTTTAGTAAATTAAAAATTATTTATGAAAGTAATTATATCAATAGCTTGTTTGCTTATTATATCAATAGTAGAACAAAAGCAATTTGAGGCAATGTTTTCAAAAATCATACAAAATCCAGCTTTGGTCTCTTCTACAATTGTTTTTTTGGCTATTTTTTCCTCAATATTTGCAAATCAAAATCAAAGAAAAGCAATATCTTTCCTTCTCGGCGTATTACTCTTTACAAGTTATACTAACGTAATTTTTGATAAGTATAACAGTTTTTATAAAGATATAAATACCAAAAAAGAAGAAGCTTTAAAAAGCATAAAAGAAGAAAGAAATAAATTATTAAATCTAAAGTTAAATATAAATTGCAGAAAACCAAATAATGATAAAGAAATTATTTACTACAGGGACTGCAAGAAAAGAGAATCATATGAAGTGAAAAATATTGAATTTATGAAAGAAAAAATTGAAGAGTCAATAAATAGCTACAGGAAAGAAATTTTATTACTTGAAGAAAAAAAAATTGACCTACACGAGATAATATTAAGAGTAATTATTGCACTAGCAGTAAGCTTTATTTTTACAATTGTAATTTCAACTTCTTCACAGGAATTGCAGTTTTTTTTTGAAAATAAGAAAAGAAAAAATAAGGAAGAAATAAATTTATCACTTGAAGAAAAAATTAATTTACTTTACAATAAGAACAAAAAAGCAAAAGAAATTGCAAGTGAACTAAAAATACCAGTTTCGTCAACTTATTATAAACTTAAAAAAATGGAGTTAAGAAAATGAACAAACAAGTAAATAAATTTATCACAAATGGTTTAAATAAAGAAATAAATTATTCAAGCTTTAATATTGAGTTAATGGAAGAAGAAAAAAAATATGATAAGAAAAAATTTATTATTAACTTGATTCTATTTTTTATCACTTCTCTTTTTCTTCTTTATGGGAGTTATTTATTTTTTTTAACTCATAACTCTAAATTACTGTTTGCAATTGTAATTTTTTACATGATTCCAGCTTTGTTTTTTTGTATGAGGGAAACGTTGAAAGGGAATTTAGATTGAATTCCAAAAAATTCCAACGTTTGGAATTTTTTAGAATTTTTTGGAATGAGTTTGGAATTTTTTTAGAATGAGTTTGGAAGGAGTTTAGAAAATGAATTTAGAAAAAATTGCACCAGATATAGTAAATGCAGGGAGAATTACAATAGAAAAAATACCAAGCTTAATAAAATATTTACTACTATTAATTATTGTAATACTATTATCTATACCATTATCAATAATTTTTTTACGTGAATATTTTAAGCTAAGGCCAATAACTACAAGTGAATATCATGCAATATTTGAGTTTATAATTTATTTACTACTCGCAATTTGGCTTCTTTCTAAAGCAGTTATAATATTTACTGAGATGCTTTATTTTTTGAAAAATCGCAAAGAAATATTGAAAAATAAATACTTTCCAGAGGATGTAAATAAATTATCCCCTACTATAGATAGAGTAGGGGAGGAGAATAATAATAAAAAAGAAGAAAAAAAAATTACAATTGAAGAAATGAAAGCTAAACTATATGATTACTTATATACTAGTTATTATAACTCACTTCCAGCAGAGATACTGGAAAGTAAAAAAATAAATGACAGTAAAGATTTTGCTTTATTCTCAATTGAGAATAACAAGCATAGAATAGAAGAACTATATCAAGAAATTTTTTCTAATAAATAAAAAGCTTTGGAATTTTTAGAATTTTTTGGAATGGGTTTGGAATGATTTTGAAATTTTTTTAGAAAATTTTTAGAAAAAAATTGAGGTTAAAAATGAGTAAAATTGATAAGTTTCAAGAAATATTTTGTTTTTATATCGCACCAGCACTTTTGTTTTTTGGTTTGTTTTTTGACTCTGTTATTGCTCCAGAAGTCAATAAAAAATTGATAAATAAAAATATAATAAATAAAAATTTAGAAAAATACCAAAAAAAGATCCAAAAATAATAAAAAGACTCTTTGTATATGTATTTCTATTTCTAATGATTTTTTTTATTGTATTTACTAAATTTTTTTAAATTTAGAAAAACTTAAAAAATTATTTACTTTTTTTGATTTAAAATGAATTAGAATTAATAAACATTTAAACAAAAGTTTAGCTGTTAAAATATTTCTATAAAAAAAATCTAAAAGTAAAAGGAGATTAAAAAAAATGAAAATTAAAATCACATATAAACAAGACTCATATAGTAAACTTGCACTTTATAAGTCTTGTAGAAATCTACTATTGTCATTCTATGCAGAGAATGAAGAATTCAATGAGTTTAAAGATTTTGTTAAAAATAAACAAGATATAAAATTAAACTCATTCAATGCTAATCTATCCAGGAATGTATGGTGTAAATATTCAGTCAATAATTATTTTTCTTGGGGTATTTTGGATTTTGAAATATTCAATATAAGTAAAAACAATGAATTCTTGAAAATAAATATAAGTTATTGCAATTGTAAAATAAATGAATATGAATTTATGAGATTAATTAATTTTAATTTACTTTTGCGTTTTGCTCATTCTATGACTATAGATAGAGATATAAACAATGAAAAAATTTATTTCGAAAATGAAGTAAAAAAAATAAAAAACAGGAGATAAAAAATGAAAGTAAAAATGATGCTACAAAATAACTACTACAGCAAGCTAGCAATTTATAATGCTTGCAATAATTTATTGAAACCTTTTTATTTTTATCATGGTAAAAAATTTCATACATTTAATAAATTTTTGATAAAAATGCAAAATAAAAAAATGTATGCTTACGATTCTGTGATATGCGATGGGATATATTGCAACTATTCAATTGGAAGAAATGGACACTTTTTTTGGGAGATTAAAAATTCAGAGACATTAACAATAGCAAGAAAAGACAATTTCTTTTTTGTTACGATAAATTACGACAATTTGCCTACTTGCCAATATGAGTTTATGAAGTTAATTAATTTTAACTCACTTTTACTTTTTGCAAGCTCTATAAATTTGGAGAAATAAAAAATTGAATTTTTAAATAATTTTTTTTTGATATAATTAATTAATTTTTTACAAAAAAGGAGAATAAAAAAATGAAGAAAGATTTTAAATTGGATTATGTGAATTACGAAAAGGAGATCATTGTATTCAAGAATAGCTGTTGCTTTGAGACTTTGGAATACGTTGATGGCTCTGAAGAATTTTTTGAAAAATGCTTTGAATTTAAAAATGATAAATATAAGGAAAAAAATTTTTTTTATATTGTTAAAAATGAATTAAAAGAGAAATTCTATGATTACGCACTAAGTAAGACTTACATTAATTACATTAAAGAAATTGATTTTAGGATTTTTTCCATTCGTGAAAACAATTGTTTTTATGAAATTTTCCATTACTTTGAACAATGCATGGATTTATTCGAGTACACTCCCGACTTATTTAAAATTGGAGAAACCATATTAAGAATCAAAGAGATAAATGGAAAAATTTTATTTATAAAAAGAAAAACGAAATATTTTGACTAAAATAAAATTATATCGGCAGCCCTGTCATAATAGGCCTTATGATGGGGTATAAAAATCTAAATGCTACTATAAGCAATATCACTACAATTGCAATCCAGAAAAAAGTTTTTATTGCTAGCCAAGTAGCTAGCTCTCTCCTAAGCTCAATATTTTCTTGATTCAATTTTTTATTTACTTCTTCCAATTCATTTAATCTTTCTTCCAATTCAATAATTTTTTTATAACATTTATTACTATAGTCTTCTTGCTCTTTGATTGTATTTACCACCTTTGCTTTTAAGCTTGTTTCTATATTTGATTTTTCCAATGTTTTTATGACTTGTGAGTAGTCTTTTGGCTTGTCTATATTTAAATTTGGAGTAGAAACGCAAGACGTTATAAGCAGTAAAAAAATTATTTTAGTTTTCATTTGTTATGTCCTCGCAATATAATTTTGTAAAAGGAATGCTTAAAATAACTGATATTTTAAATGCTTCATAGTCTGACATCTTATTTTGTGATTCAATAATTTCTTTCATTCTATTAATTGAGATACCACATTTGCTTGATAAATAATTTATATCTATCTTATTTAACTCAATAAATTTTTTCAAATTTATAATATTACTCATATAGCTGGAATTCTCCTGTCTGAATGAACTAAGATTGCCATATTGGAAAGAAAAGCTTCTTTATTGTTTGGTATTGTATTTTTTATTTTTAACTTCTCGATTGAATATTCCAAGTTTAGAAATTTTTTTACTTTATATCTAGTATTCCAATCGCCGAAAGGATCATTAACTATATAAGAACCTTTGTTTAGATCATATCCTACAATTGTAACAAAATGTCCCGAATGAGTAAACTTGCCATTGACAACTACAGCATATCCCATATTTATTTCGTCAATAATTTTTTGAATAGATAAATTGTGAATAATCTTGCAATAATCATTTCCAATAATATATTTACAAACTTCTTCCAAGACAACCCAAACTTCATTTGCACAATTTCTTGTAAAAAAATTTTTTATCCAAGACCAATCTTTTGGATATTTTTTTTTGACTCTTTCTGCAATCTCTTTGGAATTGCAAAGAATAAAAAGCTCGTCGTCAGTAATACTACAATCAAGTGACATAGCTATTTGCAATGCTGTAACGTTGCAAGCACTATTGGGACTTAATTTATTGTCCAATTGTGAATTTTCGGGATTTGATAAAATCTTGACTGTATCAGTATAGATTTTGTATCTCGGATTAATTCTAGTAAGCTTGTTATTATTTTCTTTCCTATTATCAATAATTTCTTGAGTTTCTTCTACTTCATTTGCTTTATCTACTTCATCTACTTTATCTACCTTTGATATTTTAAATTTATTTATAAAATATTTTTTTATAAGATCTTTTATCATTATTTTTTCCTTTGTAATTTTGTAAAAAAGTTTTTTCTTGTTATTATTTTTTTGTATTCATAATTTTTAGTAAATAATTTTTTTTATTATGATCATATAAAAAACATCAAAAATTTAAAAAAATCGGCTGTATATGTATTGCTATTTTTCCTGATTTTTGGGGATTTTTTTTATTTTTTAGGCTTAAATTTTTTTAAATTTTTTAAAAAAAAATTAAAAAAATGCTTGACTTTTTTTTTGTTTTATACGATAGTAAAAATAGAAAAATTAAAGGAGCAAAAAATGAGATATAGTTTTGGCTATGAAATTAAAACCCCAGTATATGGGGCAGATTACAAAAAAGTCCTCAAGAAAGAAGCTTTGAGGGCAGATAGCCTAGGCGGTTGTTTAGGCTATCTTTCAGAAGAATATTCTGCAATCAGAAAAGAATATCCGTTCTATAAGAACATGCAAATGAATTGGTTTATTCAAGACTTTGAAGGATCCAGTTATTTTGGATCTTTCAAAATTGAAGAAGGAAAATCATTTATTGAATTAGCTACAAGTCCAGACTTGAGCCAATTCAAAAAATTTGGAGGTTGAAAATGTTTATTTGTGATTATAGATACAAACAAGAAAAAGAATCGGTTCGCAAACCAATTGAATGGTTTGCTAAAAAAAAATACGAGGAAATAGAAAATTTTAATAGCTTAGGCGACTGTCTGAGCTTTTTAAACAAAGCATATGAAAGTGGGAAAAATTCATATGCTTTGTTCAACTGGTTTGTTTTTGATTTCAATGGATCTTTTTATTCAGGATCATTTGAAATCAAAACAGATTCAAGTTTTCTTGAGTTGGCTACAAATTTGGACTTAAGCCAATTCAAAAAGTAATTAATAGCTAGACTTTTGTCTAGCTATTATCTCTACTATAGTAGGGGATGGGTAAAACCATCCCTTTTTTTTTTACTTAATAAATTTAAAACAAAGGAGCAAAAAATGGAAAAAAATTTCTATTATAAAGTAGAAGAAGATAATGATAATATCATTATCTCGAAATACAAAGACAATGAAATTTTTATCATGAGAAAATTTTTTGATAAAAAAATTTTTAACTATGATAAAAATCTTTCCGTTGAAGAAAACCTGAAAAATTTTTCAAAAAAATCGGAAAGAATAGGATTCAAAATAAATCATGCATTCAGAATTATGAATGCTAAAAGTAAATATTCTCTTTACTATTTTGAGGGTCGAGGTAGAGAGAATAACAATTGCTTTTTGGGACACTTTTATTCAATTGAAAGAGTAATTGGATCAATAAAAAAACACAAGGAAGAAATTTCTTATATTCCTGAAAGTGCAAGATATAATATAAGCGATCATGGGTTTATAAGAAATTTCCATGCGTCAAGTAGTGATTTAGAAAAGGAGATAAACGAAAAATTAAGTAAATAAATAAGTAGTAAATAAATAAGTAGTAAACAAATATCTACTATTGTAGATTATCTCTACTATTGCAGGGGATGGGAAACCATCCCTTTTTTTTTGTTAATAAATTTTAAATAAAATTAAGGAGATCGATATGAATATAATAAAATCAGAATTAACAATTTTTACACAAATAATGACATTAATAAATGATAAAACTGAAGAGCTTGTTGCTAGAGAGATCTATGATTTCAATAGTAGAAGACTAGCTGATAAAAAATTTATTGAATTCTGGGAAAAATGCTTATTGGAATTCCATAAAAAAAATGATTATAAGATAAAACAGACAATAATAAACAATAGAGCTTACACTGGTGATGTTATTTTTTTGGACGATAGTGATGAAGTTACAAATTTTCAGGGGGATGAATACACTCTTTTTTTTAGAAGAAGTGTAAATTTACATAATATTCTATATTATGAATCTCTTTGTGACATTCATCACATAAGTATCTCTAAAGATATATTGGAGATAAAAAAATTATTAATTAATACCTAGGTAAAAGCATAGTTATTTATATTTCTACTATTGTAGTGATAAATTTTTTTTTAATTAAGATTTAAAACAAAATAAGGAGATTAAAAATGAGAAATAAAAAAATTTTTACAAAAAAACAAGTAAATAATATATTTAGTAAATTAAATATACTGGGAATTGATCATCTTTCTTCAAGTAGCTTAAGCAAGTTCTACTCAAATAGATTATTATTTTCTTTGGATAAAATACTAAAACAAAAGAGTAATTATCCAAAAATTAAAATGATTAGAGGAAAAACAATTGAGTTCCATATTGCAGCTGCTTTGGAAAACAAAGACTTTGATTATGAATATTACTATTTTTTTAATGTCGTTCACGAAATACTGCAAATGTTTAAAAACGAAAATACAAAAAGTAAGGTTAAGGATTCATTCATGAATGACATTAAGTCAGGGAAAGAAATTTTTATTTCCAATTTGAGAAATAATATATTAACACTAATCGAGGATGAAAAAGATCTTCCCAAATGGCTAAATGCAGAAGAAATAGAAAAAATTATTTCCCTAATTCAAGAAGAATTTACTACAATTGAGCTAGTAAAGAATGACTCAATTGATCATTTCAGAAAAGTAAAAAATGAGGAAGGTTTTATCCAATATCAAGTTTCAAAGAAAATAAATCATAAGTTTTTTTATGATTTTTTGGACTTTTACATTTTCCTTGATTGGGAGTCAAAAAATTATATATATGAATTAAAAACTACAAGTAAAAAAATTTCATCATTTGATGAAATGCCGATTCAAAATAAAATACAAATTGCTTTATATTCTTACTTTAATTTAAAGGATACTAAGGCAATATATATATCTCCCCCAAGCATAAAAGAAGTAAATGATTATCGCAAGAAAAAAATTATTATTGATTTACTCAATGAGGGAAACTCAATTGAGGACATCATTAAGTTTGAGCTTTACAAAAAAAGAAGTGGTTCAGAGACAAACACAACAAAGCAATATATTCAAAAAATTATTGATGAAGATAAAAACAATTTATTGAATGAGCCAAAATCAAGCATAAATGAAATCTTATTTACTTATAACGATTCTTTAAAATGGGAAAAATTTATTAAGTATTTAATAGATTCATTTTTTACATTTGTTGAATCGATAGATACAAAGACAAATCAAACAATTGTTGAAAGCATACTAAAGCAATCAATGAGCAATATTGATTTGAGATTTGTTGATAAAGATGAATTGGAGAAAATGAAAGAAATTTTTGGCTTGGGCTTTATTTATAAAAATGAAGAGATGGAGGAATAAAAAAAATGAGAGAAGATGAAAAATTAACTAATTACAGAATTGAATTCAGGAAAAAAATTAATGAATTGAAAAATGATAGAAAAAAAGTTGCGGATGCTTTGAGGATAGAAATAAATAATTTACTAAATAAAGGTGATTTAAATAGAATCGATGATGTAAATAATTTCTATCCTGGAAAGAGCTTTGGCATGCTTAAATCCAATAGCATTGAGAATTTGATTTTTATTTTAAAAGAGTTAATAAAAATGAAGGAAATCCCTGAGAAATCTATAGATAAGATAGAAGTTTTAGGGACAAGTTTAAAAAAATTAAAAGTTAAAGATTTGGAAATAAAATATGAATTCAAAGAAAAGAAAGTATGGGAGTAATTACAAAGGTAGGCGTATTGCCTACCATGGTAGAGATAGTAAAAAAGACAAGTATTTTTTTTATAAAAAAATTTATTGAGGAGAAAAATTTATGGAAATAAAAAACAATTTATCAGTTGATTTAGTAAATAAAATATTGAAATGCTTAGAAGAGAATCCAAGCATTCATAAAAAAATTATTGAAGAGATTGACTTAAAAAAAACCCTCACTTCAGAAGTGAGGGAAAGAAATTTTTTAAAGGAGCTTAAAAATGAAAATACTAGATAATTATTTAATACAAAATAATTTTTTGATGGTCAATATCTACAATTGTAGAGATAGTAAAAAATTCAAGTATTTTTTGAAAAAAATTATTGAGGAGTAAAAACATGAAGAAAACAATAGATAATTATTCAATGCAGAATGGTTTTTTAATCATCAATAAAAAATTGACAAAAGCAATTGGATTAGATCGGGCAGCTGTACTAACAGAGCTAATGAATGAGTATACATACTCAAAAGAAAATAACATACTGTTTGAAGGAAGCTGGTTTTATTATAATTATGAAAAATTTAACCAAATCGGACTAAAAAGAAAAAGAATTGATTCAATAATAAATTTTTTACTAAGAATGGGTTTTATTGAAATAAAAAATGCAGGAATACCAAAAAGAATATATTTCAAATTGAATAAAGAAGAAATTGTTAACTTCATTGAAGGAAAATTATATTTTTGAAAAAAATTATTAAGGAGGAAAAACATGAAGAAAACAATAGACAATTATTTAGCAAAACATAGTTTCTTGATGGTCAATAAAGAATTGATAAAAGCGATCGGATTAGATAGAACAGTTATTTTATCCGAGCTAATAGATAAGTATGTTTATTTTAGAGATAATAACATGCTGCTGGATGGAAGCTGGTTTTATTATACCTATGAAAAATTTAACGAAATTGGACTCAAAAGAAGAAGAATTGACCCAGTAATAAATTTTTTAAAAAAAATTGGATTTATTGAAATAAAAAATGCGGGAATGCCAAGAAGAAGATATTTTAAATTGAATGAAGAAAAAATTATTAACTTTATAGAAGGAAAATCTAATCAAGCCAATGATGAAGCAAATGTAACTCAAAATACGCAAGATTCAATGGGAGAAATTGATGAAATTCTCGAAAAACAAGAATATCAGTTTGTCAGTGTGGACAAACAAGCTTGTCAACATGACAAACAAGCTTGTCAACATGACAAACAAGTTTGCCAACGGGGGCAAGCATTAATAGAAAACAGAATAATAAAACCAGACAATAAAAACCAGAATATATATATATATCCGCACGAAAAAAATTTTTCGACGAAAGAAGAAAAAAATTTTTTGACAAAAGAAGATGGAAACTTATTGACTAAAGAGGAAGAAAATTTATTGACCAAAAAATCACAAAAAGAGAAAGAAATTCTTGACAGCTTTATAAGAGCAATTGAAAAAACAAATGAAGAATATCCCGTTAAAGAGAATACATTGAATCCAGACCAATGCGTAAGATATATTGAGAAGATCACTTCTGCTTTTAGTGAAGATTCTTATTATGTCCCAAATGTAATGGCTTTAAGAAAAGACAAACAAGCGTTGATTGAAAATTCACATGATATAATGCAAACGGCAAATTATTCACTTATGGAAAGAGTGTACAACGACAAGCTTTTATCTCTTGAGAAGATAGCAGAAAAGATCTTAAAAGTCATTAAGATAAAAAAAATATTGACAAAAGAAAAAGAAGGCAGCGGAAATAAATTTTTTCAGGAGCTTTATTCTTATTGGCTTAGTGGGATTGCAGTACCAACGATCCAGTTTGTTTTGAATCCGAATAATTACGTTCGGATAGATGAAGTTTACAATAGAGTTAAATGGTAAAAAAATTATGTACAAGTACAAGGGATTTCGTTTTAAAAATCAAGAAGACATAATTCACTATGAGGTAGTTCAATATCTCAAGAGAAGTTATCCCAAAATTCCTTTTTTATCTAATCACTTACAGGGATTATCAATTCCCACAAAAAATTTTAATTTACTTAAGATAAAAAAAGCACTAAACGGATGGCGGGGATTTCCTGATATAATAATTTTTTTCTCAACTCAATATTTTTCTTCCTTAGGGCTTGAGTTAAAAACAAAAAAAGGAAAATTGAGTGAAGAGCAAAATATATTACAAGAAGCACTTGCAAAATCCAAAATGTGCGTTATTACAATTGGGCAAGGTATAGAAATTAACGATGCAATAGTAAAAGCTAAAAAAATTATTGACTCATATATTATTAATGGAGAAATAGACGATGGGATATTCAAGAAATAATTGCACTAAGTGTGATGGGCTTGGCAATATTTGGATTGTTAAGTATGAAGGTAAAAAAGAAATTTCCAATTTTTATCACAATGGCAATTCATTGAAAAACGGTGATACTTTAGATTATAGAATATATTCAGATTTACAATTGCGTTATACTTTGAATAAAGCAATTAACATGAATCCGAGCATAAAGAAGGAATATGACGAGTTAAGAATTAAGCTTGAAAATAACTTGATTGATAAGTTTCAAATTATGTTTGAAATTTCTAAATTAGTTCCAAGTGGAGCTTTAGAAGATGAATTAAATAATATAAGCGAAAAAATAATTAAGTGTAATTGCGTAAACAACAATAAAGAAAAAATTGATAAAAATTTTTAATAAAAAAAGGAGTATAAAAAATGGAGCTAGAAAAAGTTCAAAACATAAACATTGAGAAAATAAATAATATTAAGATTTCACTTGAGCTGTTAAAGAAAGCTTATGATGAAGTCTTAGTTGAGAATGTAGATTATGGTAGAATTCCAGGCACTGACAAACCAACTTTGCTAAAAGCAGGAGCTGAAAAACTTCTTTTGCTTTTTGGGTATACGTCAAAAACAATTGTAGAAGTAAAACTTCTCGAAAATAACCATAGAGAATATATTTCTACTACAGAAATTTTTGACAAAAGTGGAAAAATTATTTCCACAGGAGTTGGTTCCTGCAGCACTTTGGAAAAAAAATATAGATATAGAAAGGAAAAAAAATATTTAGGTGAAATTCCTAAAGACTATAAAATTAGAAAAAATGAATATAAGCTACAAGGGAAAGAAGCTGTTAAAACTGAAAACGGCTGGGGTTTCTATGAGCTTATATACGTTGAGAATCCTGACATTGCAGACGTGTATAACACTTGCTTAAAGATGTCAGCTAAGAGAAGCTTTGTAGATGCAACGATAAAATCTACAATGGCTGGAATGTTGTTCACGCAAGACTTGGAAGATTACACTGATATAAGTACAATTGTAAATTCCAATCAGCAGAATAACAATAATAATGAGAAAGAAAAAGAAAATGAAAACTCAAATGTAAACAATAGCAATATTCAAACTTCAGAAGAATTAATAACCAATGAAGTAAAGTTGGAAGAAATGAAAGAAAAAATTTACAATGCTTTCTCTTCTGGAAAAAGTAAGAATGAGCTATTTTCAAGCTTAGTCAAAAAGAAACAAAAGAATGAAGTCTCTCTTGAAGAATATTATATTCTTGAAGACTTTATTAATAGTTTGTAAAAAAATTTTTATTGCTAGCATAAATTTTTTTATGCTAGCTTTTAAATTATAATAAAAGGAGTTAAAAAATGAATTTTGAAATTACTAAGAAAAAAATAAATTATGCGTTTACTTTATTTTACAATAGGTCGTTTGATTGCGACTTATCTTACTTGCTTTACAGAAGTACAACAAAAAGATTTAGTAAAGAAATTGAATTAAAGCAGTTAGCTTTTGTAAATAAAATGTTGATAACTAAGCTTTTTCACAACGACGTATCAAATAAAAAAATTTTTTTCTATATATCATATGATATAAATAAAGCTAAAAGATTATATAAAATTCTTTATAAAAGTTTTTATAAAGCTTGCAGGAATTAAAAGGAGTTCAATATGTATAAGATTTTACTAATTTTATCACTATTTTTTTCTACAATTGTTTTAACTAAACCTTTGAAGTTTAAGTTAAAAAATTATTTTGTTTTAAAAATTGCATGCAGTTCAATTGATGAATGCAATAAGATAATTTTAAAACTTCAAAATGAAAAAAAGATAGAAAGCGAAAAAATAGACGTAATCAAATTAAATCAAAAAATTATTTACAAGGAAGGTAAAATATGAAAACATTTTTTATTTACATTCTTATATTTATTTTATCTTGGCTTTCATTTAGCTTATTTCCAAATGAAAGCGATGAAATAAATATTTATTTCGTGCGTGTATTATGCAATGGGCTATCCGATTGTGTACAATTGCAAGAAGAATTCCCACTGTATTACACAGAAATTTCTATACTAAATGAAAAAATTATTATTTCAGAATAAAAAAAATTATTGACTTTTTATATTTAGAAAAAAAATAAAAATCTAAATATAAAAGGTCATTAAAACAATGCAAGAAATTATTGACATTGATGTAAACTTAATAAAAAGAAATAATAAAAATCCTAGACTTATTAAAGATAATCGTTTTAAGCAATTGGTCAATTCAGTAAAAGAATTTCCAGAAATGCTTAAAAAAAGACCTTTGGTTTGCTTCTCAAATTTTGACGGTACTTATACAGTCCTTGGCGGCAATATGCGACTTGAAGCGTTAAAACAAATTGGAGTAAAAAAAGTCCCTGTTATATTGTGCGACGATTGGGACGAGTCAAAAAAAAGACAGTTCATTATTAAAGACAACATTTCATTTGGCAATTGGGATTTTGATATTCTCGCAGAAGATTTTGATTTAGTTGAGTTGAAAGACTGGGGATTTTATGAAATAAATTTTTTAGAAAATGATCTTGATGAATCAGATAAAGTTAATATAGATTCAGAAGAAGTAAAAAAATTTACTTTAGTTTTGCAGTTTGGGACAAAAGAAGAATTTGACAGTGTAAGGAAAAAACTTTTTGAGTATGGAAGCAGTCCCTCAGAAGGGCTTATAAATATTCTTAATAAACTAAACATATGAATAGTATTTTGTAAAAAATATTTATTTACTAACGAGATCAAAACGAATCATAAAACGGTGGAGTAAAAAACAAATGCGATTTAGTTCTTCATATCAGCCCAAAAATAGAGGCAGAAAAAAAGGCAGCTTTGATAAAAAAAAAATAAAAGAAATAGAGAGTCTTGAAGTTATTTTGTCAAGAATTTTAACTGAAGAATTAAAAGACAATAAAACAGTCATTGAAGTAATGTTAAGAAATTTATGCGTTAGTGCAATCAAAGGTAATGTTAGAGCAGCTTCTCTTATATTAGATAGAATGTATGGAAAACCTAAAGAATTTATTTACAACGCAAACGTCAATATTGATGCTAAGCCAAATGTAATAGAGTTAGAGAAAGAATTTATTTCCTTAGGATTATTAAAAGAGAATAACGCAATTGAGCAATCCGTCCAATGATAGATTTAAGACAGAAAAAAAAATTTATTTCGCAATTAGGGAGAATCCACATTTTCTAGGTCACTATTTTGGATTTACAAAGCTTTCACAAATTCATTCAGACTGGATAAAATATTTATTTTTTACTGAGGGGAATAAATCGATACAAGCACATAGAGAATCATATAAGACTACTTCAATCATCGTTGGAATAATACTATTGTTTTTAATTAATCCAGACATAACAATATTATTAGTTAGAAAAACAGAGACACTAGCAAGTGAAGTCCTTTATACAATTCAAAAAATTCTTGAATCCGAAAAATGCAAAAAATTATTTAGTTTGTTTTATAATTTTGAATCTTTGATTGGAGAGAATTGGTCAAAGCTTAAATTTGACTTATCAATCAAAAAAAAATTTTTTCCAGATAGCAATCTTACTGCGGTTGGTTGTGGTGCGTCAATAACAGGGCGACATCCAGATATCATAATAGTTGATGATATCGTTACAATTGAAGACAGATACTCCAAAGCAGAGAGAGAAAAGACAAAAAATTATATTATGGAATTGCTGAATATAGTTAAAGATTCAGGAAAAATTTTATTTACTGGTACCCCATGGCATGAAGAGGACGCCTGGAATATAATAGAAAAAATAGTTCCAGAAATAAAAAAATTCTCAATCTATGATACAAATATAATATCACAGGAAAAAATTAATTTACTTCGAGCTGGAATGAGTAGTTCTCTATTTGCTTGTAATTATGAGCTTATGCATATTAGACAAGAGACAGCATTTTTTCCAGAGCCAAAATATTCTGAATGGAATACAAATGTTCACAATCTAGCATTTCTTGACCCAGCATATGGTGGGTCAAACTATACAGCTTTGTCAATCGGTGGGATTGTTAATAATGAATATATTCAAGTAAGAGGTTACGTTTGGAAAAAAAATGTTTCCTCACTATATCAAGAAATAATAAATTTACTAAATAAATTTAACGTTGGTACAATTATAGTAGAATCAAATGCAGATAAGGGATATTGTGCTAGGGACTTGTACAAGCTTCGAGGAAATCATGGAGTTAAGCCATTTACTGAATCAATCAATAAACATATTAGGATTGAAAACACTGTTTTAAAAAATTGGGACAGGATAAGATTTGCAAATGATATAGACAGAGATTACGTAAGTCAAGTTATTTCTTACATTGAA